ATTGTTCTAGGTTCCCATTTACCATCTATCCATAGCTGTCTTTTTTGTCTGTCAACTGGCCCATTACCATTTAGATCACCACGCATCCAAGCCTGTGCTGCCATAAATGTAACAGCAGAGCCTATCGCTAATCGGCCTGTTTGTAAGGCACGTGCGTTAGCAAGCTCTTCTGCTGTAAAGATACCATACTTGTTTACACTAGCTAAATCGTTAGGATTAGCAAATGCTATATCGTTAAACTCCTTGACTAAGAAGTTAAAACCGGGTGTATACTTACCTGTAAGTGCAAGACCGTTAACTCCAGTTCTAGCAAACAAAAAGAATGGTTTAGCTAGAGGTGCGGCACTAAATACATCGTTAAGACCTTTTGCAAAGCCTGTAAGTTCTTGTGTTAGTGTTACTTCTTTACGTGCAAATGCAGTAGCTTCGTCAATAATATTACCCTGTGCGTCAAACACTTGAGAGTAAAAATCATCTTCATATGCTCGCATCAACTCTTTTGTTATCTTAGGTGTTTTGTACCCACCCTGTTGTAACTCAAGAGCTCTACGCATAGCTTTTTCACGCATCTTAGCACGACCAAGTATAAAACCAAACGCATCGTCAGTTGCAGCCATAATCTTAGTAGAGTATGTTAGCAAGTTACTGTTGTTCATTTGACGTGCCATGTTAGCTACACGAAACGCTGCTGTTTCTCCGGGTGTAGCTCTACCACTATCTTCTGCCCAACGACGCAAGATTTCCCAGTTATCGTCAGCTGCTGTAAACTCTGTAAAACGAGTTTTTATTGATCTTATATCACCTTTCCAGTATGAGTTTAGTTTACTTCTAAATAAAGTAAATGATTCTGGTACAGCTTCTATCATACCATTTACTGCTGCAAGACTAGCTCTTACATCAGCTACATTACCATCAAAGGGTAGCCTTAGTATCGCACCTAAACTCTGTGCTAATGGACGTAAGAATGTTGCAGTAGATGTACCCATAATAGCACGACCGGGTGTTTTAGGGCCAGATAGTATGCTGTGTGTCATAGTGCCTTCTAATTCACGTATCATAACACCAGTACGATTTATACCACCTTCTTTTAGTGGGCCACCAAGAATAGTTTTTCTTGCCCAGTTATCAAAGTCGTCTAGTGTATTGACTTCTTCCATCATAGAAAATGCTTCAAATAAAGCGTTGAGTAAGTTATCGTCCTTATCATTCTTAGCAATCTTAAGTATAGACATGATAGAATTTTTAGTGTCTTCCATGGCTTGAGTTGTAGCTTCTTCTACAGTCTTCTTACTTTTTTTACCAATACCTAATTCTCTAAATGAGTCAGACTTTACAAATCTAGCTTTCTTTGTTTCATACAATGCAGTAAGCATAGTATCTATAAGCTGTTTAGCTGGGCCATCTATGTCAGTTATATCGACAAGATCTTGTATTTCTCTACCAGCCACACCTAAATCACGTACTTGTTTGAGAAGTGAGCCTACTACGAGGTCAGCAATCACTACATTTTTAGATGTCCATACTTCTACACCATCAATGATGTCAGGATTAGCTTCTAATAATTCTTTTAGATACTCTTCTGGTGACATATCTACAGCACTTCTGCCTTGAGTTATACGTTGATGTCCTTCTATAGCTTCTCTAAACTTTGCTACTAAGGCTTTTCTGTTACCTTTTGCAGCATCTAGTTCTTTTGCAAACTTTTCTGTACTCATCAAACTCTTCATAATACGTTCGACCGTAGCGTCGTCTGTACCGCCTTCTAAGGCTATTCTTTCTCGTTCTACAGGCGTTGTAACACTACCAGTAGAACCCTCCTCTGAGCCCCATTGAGTACGTGTTTTTGACAACTGCTCTCTGGCTGTCTGTGGGTCTACTTCTGATATATGTGCCCCTTGGTGTGGTTGAGATATAGGTGCATTTTTATCTGCTCTAAAATCTGTGTCACCTTTACGAAGCTGTGCCAAACCAGCTTGTACTGTTTGGTTCTCTAAACTTTTGTTACGTTTTGTTATTTGTTCTATGGCTTTGTCACCACCTTTCTTTAGTGTGTATGCAAACCCGTCGAAGACTAGACCTATGCCCATACCTTCAACTATATTCTTGAGTTTCATTACAACTGGGTGGTCAGTATCTTTGGTAGATATTGGTGTATCTATCCAACCAAACCTGTCACGTAATGCAGCTAAAGCGTTCTGCTCGTCTGACTCTTTAGATACAAGGTCAGACACAGCTCCTACAGCTGCACCTCTGACTAGGTTGCCTTTTGATAGTGCAACTAAACCAGCTGGTATACTCACTACGCCTGTAGCTGCGGCTGCCTTGGCTGCTACAACTGTACCGGCTGCTAATGTACCAAAGTGTACTAAGCCACGTAACTGTTTACCCCACCATGTTTTTGTTTCTATTGGGTTAGTGTACCCACCAAATGGGCTCCAGTCCGGCTTGTATGTGCCAGTCTCTTGCCTTTGTCTTTGCATTTCTCCAGATAACGCATCTACTGTGCGTTCTGGAAAGGTAGCGAGCGATGATGCAGTATCTTGAAGACCTCCAGACAATATAGATTGTCCCTCTTTTATGAGTGCCTTAGCACCCCAGTTATCAGCATTTCTAGGGTCGTCTTGTACTTCTTTACTAACCTGTTCTTGCTGTTGTAACTGTGCCTGTGATTTTTCTTGTGCTTCTAACGCTCGCTCGTACTCGTCAGCAGCATTATTAGCAGCATCTGCGATGTAATCAGCTTCATCGAGATCTACTTCTAACTCTGCACTAGAGTAATTTGAGTCTGTCATCTACCCTCTCTTGATTTTTTAACTGCGGGAACTTGCTTTAGTTCCTCTATAGTTTTTGGTTCTGTTTGTCCTAGTCCGTAGCCAAAGACCTGTTTCTTGTTTGTTTCTCTTTGTTTTTTACGTAGCTCTTGTTGTCTTTCTCTAGATCTCTGATAGTTTTGTATCTCGCTTTCAAGACCTAAAACTACGCCGGGTGTAAGATTCTGAAACTGATTCATAGGTATGTTACGAAGCTGTGGAAATATATCTAATAAAGCATTTTGTTCATCTAGATCTAAGCTAACCAACCTATCCCAGCTACCTTCTTTTTCATCACCTTGAAATACAGTTGCTTCACCACCCTTCTTAGCTTGTATGATAGCACCTCTAATACTATTAGTGCGATTAGCACGTTGTCTAATTAGTTCTAGTACTAAGAAGCTTTGGTTTTCTTCGGTAAATAATTTATCTTTAAAATTAGGTGGTAAGAATCTTACAGCATCTTTTAGTTCTTGTGCACTTAATCCATACAATCCAAAGTTACTAGCACCTCTGTCACCAAAGACAAGAAGCTCACCTATAGTAAGTTTATCAGCACCTCGTTTTTTAGGGCCGATTGCTGAGTCAAATGATCCTACATCGTTACCTGTTTTAAATCCTTCTAAAATCTTTTTACCTTTTTCTGGTTCTAATATCTTAGTGTATGTCTTAGTAAGATGTGGTTTTGCTTCAAGTTCATTTAACTCTTTTTTTGTAAGTCCAAACTGTGGATCAACAAGAACACCATCTTTAGTTACAAAGCGTTCAGCTATAGCATTGTTTTCATCGTAACCACCCATAGCTCTAAATCTATCATCTGCATACTGATAAGGAGACTCACTTGTGCCTCTAGTTACACCATAAAAATATGATGGAAATGGCTCACCGTATAGATAATGCCTCTTCAGCTCACTTAATGCCTGTTTCTCATGTATAGATACAAAATCACCTTGATTAGATACTTTGTTGAAATCAGTTTCTATATATGCTCTATCAGCATTTATGTCTTGAGATCTAACATCTTTACCTAGTCTTGCTTCGACTGATGAATCGGAATACTTACCAGCTAATAAACTTTCTTGAACTGGTTTCAACATAAGTGTTTTAGCTTTTAGGGGGTCAATACCGTTATCTGTTTGATTTTTAACCCGTGCCTTAAAATCACCATAAGCTCTTTGTATCTGGATCTGTTGATCTATACTAAGATCTTTTACAGGTATGTTAAATACACTTTGTATCTGTCCTAAAAAATCAATGTCAGGATCTCCTTGACCAGCTCTACCTTCGTATGCACCACCGTTGGTAACACTTTTAGCACCTGTCTGTAAGGTTCTAACATCAATATTTGGAAATCTATTTTCTAACTCTTTAAGTTTTTTCTGTAGTAATCCTACTGGGGGTTGGCCATTATACTGACGATTAAGGTCATCTATTTCTTGTTGTGCTGTTGCTTGGTTAGCTCTAATATTTCTATCAGTTTCTAAAGCTAGCTTTGTTTCTAACTTTTGTATCAGTGAAGCATTAGCATCTTTACCACCAAACGGCCCATCAGCATATGTATATAGCTTACCACCATTACCATCATGCTTATGTAAAGCATCATTAAATAAATAATTTAGGTGTGAGATATTAAGCTGTGGTTGATCTGAGTCAACTTGGGCAGCAACTCTTGCAAAAAGATAATCAGTAGCTTCCTTTTTTGTGTCAAAGTTCATAGTATTTTGGATAGTATCTACCAAAGTTACTACGTCTATTGCTGTATTAGTGTTAGCATCGTACGGTTGTAAGGTGTCAACAATAATCTTGTCAAGTTTCTTTGTTCTATTTTGTTCAAAGTTTCGATTAGCTTCTGACTTCCAAGTTTGTATATT